GCGGTCGTCCGTAAAGTCTTTGACTGCGGAATACAATAATTTGAGCGCCGCAGAGCGTGGAGGAGTCCGGGGGAAAGAAATCGTGCGGCAGATTCAGAAAACAACGGCCGAGATCGCCAGGCAGGAAAATGCACTCCGTAATTATCATATCGGCGTCGGTAATTACGCTGGAGGCATTCAAAAAGCGTTTGTTAAGATCGGGGCGGCGTGGATGGCTATTCGTTCGGCGTTTAGTCTGTTCCGGAATAGCTTTAACACGATTAAAGATTTTGAGCAGGCGAATACCAATCTCGGAACAATATTGGGTGCCATCAAAGAGGAAATGGATAAACTGCGAGAATCAGCACTTGAACTGGGGCGGACAACTGAATACACTGCCTCACAAGTTACACAGTTGCAAACTGAATTGGCAAAATTGGGATTCGGTCCGGAATCCATTCAGGCGATGCAACAACCGATTTTGAATTTCGCAACAGCCGTAGGTGCAAAACTTCCGGATGCCGCAAAATTGGCCGGTGCGACTTTGCGAATTTTTGGATTGAGTGCCCATCAAACCGAAGATGCCTTAGATGTCCTCGCTTTGTCTACTAATAAATCGGCTCTTTCATTTGAATACTTGAATACGGCGTTATCAATCGTTGGTCCTGTTGCCAAGACGTTCGGATTCTCCGTGCGTGATGTAACGGCCCTTCTCGGGTCATTGGCAAATAGTGGCTTCGATGCTTCCAGCGCAGCGACAGCAACCAGAAATATTTTATTAAATCTTGCTGATACTAATGGCAAACTGGCGAAGTCTCTCAACGGTCCGGTTAAGTCATTGCCGGAATTGATCGACGGATTAAAAAAGCTACATGCACGGGGCATTGACCTTGCCGGAACGCTTGAACTGACCGATAAACGGAGCGTTGCGGCATTTAATACTTTCTTAAATGGTGCTGATGATGTGAAGGAATTACATGATGCGTTGCAAGATGTAGACGGAGCAGCTAAAAGCATTGCCGAAGAACGATTAAATACTGTTGAGGGATCAATCAAACTATTGCAAAGCGCCTGGGAAGGACTTGTGCTGTCATTTTACAATAGCAAAGGCACGATTAAGTCCGTTATTGATATACTGACGAATGGGATAGAGGGGATCAGCAATTTGCTAAATCCGGATGCCCAAAAGAACAAACAAAAAAATCTTTTCCTCGATGAATTTATGAATGTATATTCTTCCGAAGGAGAAGATGCGCT